AGCAAAAGCAGGGTGACAAAGACATAATGGATCCAAACACTGTGTCAAGCTTTCAGGTAGATTGCTTTCTTTGGCATGTCCGCAAACGAGTTGCAGACCAAGAACTAGGTGATGCCCCATTCCTTGATCGGCTTCGCCGAGATCAGAAATCCCTAAGAGGAAGGGGCAGCACTCTTGGTCTGGACATCGAGACAGCCACACGTGCTGGAAAGCAGATAGTGGAGCGGATTCTGAAAGAAGAATCCGATGAGGCACTTAAAATGACCATGGCCTCTGTACCTGCGTCGCGTTACCTAACCGACATGACTCTTGAGGAAATGTCAAGGGAATGGTCCATGCTCATACCCAAGCAGAAAGTGGCAGGCCCTCTTTGTATCAGAATGGACCAGGCGATCATGGATAAAAACATCATACTGAAAGCGAACTTCAGTGTGATTTTTGACCGGCTGGAGACTCTAATATTGCTAAGGGCTTTCACCGAAGAGGGAGCAATTGTTGGCGAAATTTCACCATTGCCTTCTCTTCCAGGACATACTGCTGAGGATGTCAAAAATGCAGTTGGAGTCCTCATCGGAGGACTTGAATGGAATGATAACACAGTTCGAGTCTCTGAAACTCTACAGAGATTCGCTTGGAGAAGCAGTAATGAGAATGGGAGACCTCCACTCACTCCAAAACAGAAACGAGAAATGGCGGGAACAATTAGGTCAGAAGTTTGAAGAAATAAGATGGTTGATTGAAGAAGTGAGACACAAACTGAAGGTAACAGAGAATAGTTTTGAGCAAATAACATTTATGCAAGCCTTACATCTATTGCTTGAAGTGGAGCAAGAGATAAGAACTTTCTCATTTCAGCTTATTTAATAATAAAAAACACCCTTGTTTCTACT